TCTCTTAAAAGATGATTGTAAATAATACAATCCCACATTCTTGTCTGTGCAAATACATCTGTAAAATTACACTTTGACAAATATGCTAGAGAAATAATCATCTCTAAAAGTTTCATCTTCTTTTCAAGGCGATCAACTAACAGTACATCTTGAATATTGTATTCAATAAACTTTTGATAATCTGTTCTATACAATTCGTGTAATGAATTTACTTCAGAATAATCTAATTTATTTTCTCCCAATTCAACATAGGCGATATGATCTAACCTATAAGATTCTTGATTAGTATAAGTGAATTTCTTATAGGCATCCATGTAATCAATTTCAGACACGCCATATATTTCGTATGTCTGTACTTCTCTACCACCCATACCAAAAATCTTTTGTTCTTTAACAAATCCCCACGGCGAGAGTTTCTTAACCCATGCTTCACTTAAAATATTACGAATTCGGTTGACCAAATATGGAGTATCAAATGTTTTAGTATTCCAACCAGTAATTACATGAGGACAATTCTGTTGCCAATACATCACAAATCGTTCTAGTAATTGTCGTTCATCCCCACATTTATTGTACGTAATATTGTCTTGGCCATTCTTAAATTCAGAACATCCCCAAACTTGAATATCATTACCTATTTTGATAGTGATTGCTGTTACTTCTTCTTGAGCATTTTCGGGATTTGGAAAACCATGTTCTGAACCCACTTCAATATCAAGAAACATTATCTTGAGGTGTTCAAAATTATAATCTACTTGGTCAGGATATGTTTCCGCAATATAAGAATAATTGTAGTTAGTATGACCATAGATCTGCATATTCTGCACACCCTCATACTTCTTCATTGCTTCGCGGGTTTCTTTGATAGTTCCCCATTGGACAGGGCCGACTGGATCACCCTCTAAGGTTTTCCAATCTGTTTTAGTTGTGGTAGGAATATATAAGGTAGGCTTGAATTCATGCTTTTCATCAAAGGGGAATCCATCTTCAATTCCCCTCTCAAAAATGTAATTTCCAAGACATACTACATTAGTATAAAATTTAGTATTGTATTCTTCTGTCATCGATTGATGTTAATAATTGTCGAGGCCTCTATGGTAGGCGGGTACATCAGGATTTCCTGCAAGATTTGGATCATATTCATAGGCAAAATAATTGAAATTAATAACGACTCTTATATTTTGATCTGTACAAGATGTTCCACGATGAAACGTATCGGCTGGAAATGAACAAAATCTATTTGCAACGCTTTCAACTATTGTTCCATCTTTAAATTCAGTATATCCATTATTAGTATTCATATAAAAAAGACCAGTAGTCCATTGTTTTTTTACTCGATCTGACATTCCATGCATATCTTGATGCATTGTATTTTTAACAATAGTTTTTGTTCTTGTAAGGAGATTTGCTTTTATTCGATATAAAGATAGTGGAGATACTATATCAATTGTGGATTCTAAATGAGGGAGCATATAATCTGATGACGCACCCTGTGGAGTCTGATAAAATAAATGACAAAACATAAATTGATAGCCGTCTTCATCTTCAGAAACAATCCTATCTTGATAATACCAGGGGAGATATGGATACATCATAACTTTTTCTAATTTATCAAACTCGTATTCGTCTAAAAAATTATCTTTTATTTCCACCATTGTTTCCTCGTTTCTTTATCATAATCACTATTAATTTCATCTAATCTATTATAACACACTTTTATGTGTTTGTCAACCCATGAGCGCCCCATGAAGGCGCCCACCGTGAAAAGGAATTGTAAATAAATTTTAATAATAAATTCGATTAGATAACAAAACCATTTTTGTAAGTGGTTTTTCCATTTACTACTAATGCTGTTGTTATCTTCTTTCGATTCGTTCCGTCTTTTTTGTATGAACAATGTATCCACCCTGAGTTTGGTTGACCTTTATGATAAAATTCCAGTATGATTTGATCCCAATCTAAATTTTTGGTAATCCATTTTGCAACTTCTGGATTAGCTGTTCCTAATTGCTCAAAATCAACTGCTTCACCATTACAATGCTGAGAGGTTTTGGACCCGCCGACTTTAGTGTTCAAAGTGGGTGATCTGTAGCCGCTATTCACCGTAATGACACCAAAATGTTCTCGCACAGGTTGTAAAATTTTATGTGTTACTACTGTAAGATTAACGAGATGTTCACTTGAGGGATCGTTTGATATTCCAAATCTTTCGGCTGTAGGACTTTTTGTTAATTCTTTCAACCAAAAATTTTTTGATAATTTTACGTTTTCCATTACTTATTTTCCTTCACTTTCATTTTTGGCATTGCACGTGAGCCAAACCAAAAACTGATAATAGCGGCGAACAATCCTTCAGTCTGTTCATCCCATACAACATCAAGTGTTGCGTTCAAATCACTACCATTTTTAATTGCTTGATACACTAACGTAATTTTAACACCTATAAATGTTAAGAAAAACACATAGGTTATAAAAGGTCTTACGAATGCTCGTAATGAGTTTATAAATCCTTTTTGTTGACCTAGAGCAGTATCATGTTGTAAAAGTAATTTCTGCTCTTCAAAATCTTTTTTTGTCTCAAATACTTTGATGTCTAAATCTACTCCTTGTTTTTTCGCTTCTAACTGGAGTTTAAATTCTTCTATTTGAGCTTTTTTGTTTTCTTTCTCTTTAAAGAAATCTATTACACTAGGAACTGCTGAACCAGCAAACCCTAATAGACTCCCTAATATTGTAAGCATTATATCCTTTTATAATTATTCACATCCACATTGATTTTCTGCTGTACATTTACAAGATGAACCGCAAGTACAATTTTCACAATTGCAATGTTCGTTATTACACATTTATTTTCTTTCTAGCCGTGTCGTGGCGTGGCCATTTCTGTTGGATATTTGTTTATTTCAGTAGACAACCCAGCATTCTTGCGCCCGGCCGCTCTTCCTTTTACTCTAAATGATTCCGCTATCGTTTTATCTTCAGCACATACAAAACAAAGCTGTCCCGCGTCATCAATCCACCCATAACGATATATTTTATCAACATTTGTATCTAAACTTGTTTCTTTTCCACAAGATATACAAACTTCTTTTGCCATTTTTTTTCTCCTAAATTGTGGTTTTTGTTTCTGTAATATATAGTGAACTAAAAAGCCCACCAGTATAAAATACTGATGGGCACATCAAATTAAGTAATCGACTTGAATGTTTTTCCAATAGGAATTAAACGTGCTCGTTTTTCCTCTGGAATTACTTTTTCAAGTTCAACAATTAACATTCCGTTATTCAGGTCACAACCCTTTACAACAACATCGTCAGAAAGAGTGAATGCCCTCTCAAATGTTCTCTTGGCAATCCCACGATGAACATAATTAGCTTCATCATCTGTAGATTGTTTAGACCGAATTTGAAGAACGGATTCCTTTAATTCGACTTCAAGATCATCCTCTGAAAGACCAGCAACAGCCATTTCAATGAAGTACTTAAAATCTCCGTCTTTTCGGATATTGTATGGGGGAAACCCTTGATTGTTTGTAACGTGTTGCGTGGAGTTTCCTAGCAACCGGTCAAACATTGAATCGAACCCTATTGAAAATCCTAGAGCTCTTTCGAAATCCCCAAAATCTAGGGGAGTGTGTGATGCGCGTAGTACCATAATTCCTCCTTATAAAGCGAGGTTAAAAAAATTCACCCCTCATACGCAGAGCGGGTGACAGTTACGAGGTTTCCACTATGGACAACCTCAATCACGCCATCCTTCACCTTTACATAGATGTTGGAGGCGATGTCGTAAAACAATCCAAATTAACTCAGTAAACGAATCTGCTGTATAACTACCAGAGTCCTTTACTACTAACTTAAATTTTGTTTCCATTTCACCTTCTTCAATTAACCAATTTTGTTTCATAATAAAAGAAAGGGGTGAGGACACCAAAGGATTAACCAGCACCCCTTTCAATTTTATTTCCATAATATAAAATTCACATACTTATATTATAACATACTTTTAAGTATTGTCAAGGGTTACTTCTTGGAATAAATTCCCCAAAGGACCCAAATTGCGGCTAGGCCTACAAGTCCTTCACTACCCAATTGTTTGACTAAACCGGTAACTGAACCAACGACATCAAGGCCGAGGAAAGGAACAGCTGCTCCGAAAAGTATTTGCAGTACTACACCAAGTGCTATTAGTGCAAGACCTGCTTCTGTTAGGCTTCTAATCCAGCCTGTTGCTTTTTCTAACATTTTTACTCCGTTAAAATTAATGTGACATTGGTAAGTAAAAAACTACGTACCAGTTGAACCAAACCCGCCTTCTCTATCTGTTTTTTGAGTGGGGGCTTCATCAGACTCATCCAATGTATATTTTTCACACCGAACCAGTTCTCCTTGGCATATTCTGTCTCCATTATAAATTCTCACGGGTACGTTACTGATATTCGTAACCATTGCAAAAATGGGATCGACATAATCGCTGTCAATAATTCCCTCACAATTTGCGAGATAAACTCCCTGTTTAAATGCCAGACCAGATCTTGAATGTAATCGAACTGAAAATCCTTTTGGAATATCTGCGATAAGTCCAGTAGGAATTAACATTCTTTCCATATTATTGAGCTGTATAAATGTATTACTATTATTTATATCAAAAGCAATCTGCCGTGGTACTGATTTAGTAGAGATTGCTTGATAATATTGTATTTCACCAGGTTGAACCAAATTTGCACATATATCAAAACATGCCGATTCTCTTGTGGCAAATGTTGGTAATTGTACTGTATCGTTTAATTTAAAAAACTTTAGTTTTTCAGACAACATTGGTGATTTTGATAATGTAGTATTTTTATTATCAATTTTCTTTTCCACTTTCTTCTTCGTTGTGCTCATAATTTACTTTTTTGCTTCCAATATTATATTTTGCGGTTAGTGCCCATTCATCTTTTTCTTTATATGCAAGAATTTTTAATTGATTTAGGGGAACTACAGTAGTTGTTTGATCTGGGGTTACTAATTTAATAAGCCCCCATTCTGCCAATAGGTTTGCTATTGTGTTTCTTCTCGCTTGATCATTCTCTGAATAGTTAGTAGGTTTACCATCAAGTGCAAATAATTCTTTAAAATGGACAATATAATATCGCCCTTGTTTATGTAATATATGACAAGATTGAAACAGCGTTTTGTCTTTTCTTGACGCAACCCCAATTCTTGTAAGTGTTTCTCTAATCTTTAAAAAGTCATCTGGTTCTGCTAGAGTACATTCAACCATCTCTTCGATGAGTGCGTTCATTCGATTTCTCCATTCCACCTTCTGCAAGTTTACTTTTAATAACTTCGATGTTCTCACTAGTGAGAACTTCTAAAGCTTCTTTTGCTTTTTCATTACCGAAACCAAAATATGTTTTGACTAATTCTAGAT